GGTGTTTCAGGATTAGTACAAGCAGATTTAACAAAACTAGCAGCTGTGGATTCTACAGCAGCAGAGCTTAATATTGTAGATGGTGGAACATCTGCAACAGGTACAACTTTAGTAGATGCTGATAGATTGGTCACTAATGATGCTGGAACCATGGTTCAAGTAGCATTATCTGATGTAAAAACATATTTAAACAGTGCAGGTTTTGTAACAGACGACCCAACAGCACTTGCAATTGCTTTAGGATAATATATAAAATAAAAATAGGAGATAAAAAATGGCAAATACGTTTAAAGTAGCAACTTTCGCAGCAGAACCAGCATCAGCTGGAACACCTTATGTTATGTATACGGTGGCATCAAGTACTACTACAGTAATACTTGGTTTAGTTCTTACTAACCTAAATACAACTTCAGTTACAGCAGAAGTAGAATTAGTTAGTGATACAGCAAACCGTAATGGAACTAACAACGTTGCGAATGGAACGGCTTTTCTTGTAAAAGACGTAAACATACCCGCAGGTAGTTCACTTGAAGTTTTAACAGGTGGTAAAGTTGTTATGGAAACCACAGATGTATTGAAGATTGATTGTTCCGTTGCAGATAAACTTTCTGGCACGTTGAGCATTATGGAGATAACGTAAGATGGCCTATATTGGGAACCAACCTACAGATAACTTCGTTAATTTTGCTACACAGAATTTCTCTACGTCAGCAACTTCTTCTTATACTCTTACTCATGCAGTAAGTAATGAGAGTGAGATTGCATTATTTATAAACAACGTTAGACAACATCCAGGATCTGGAAAAGCATATACTGCAACAGGTACAGCATTAACATTATCAGAAAACACAGCATCAACAGATGTTATGTATTGTATTTTTTTAGGTAGAGCTATTCAATCAACTGTGCCAAATACAAATAGTATTACACCTGCAATGTTAGGCACAACAGCGGTTACAACATTAACTGCAGGAACAGGTATTACAACTGGTACAAATACAGTTTACAGAGCAGACGTTCAAAAATTAGGAAACATCTTTCATACAAGAATTTTAATTGACCTTACAGGTTTAGCTAGTTCTGGTAATGGAGATATTATTGGAAAAGCTGCAACAGCTAATTCACATATTGGCCAGATAACTGCAGCAGTTAACGGAACAGTTTTAAGTGGTAAACTAACTTGTATGGAAGCACCAACAGGTGGAGATCCAGATATTAATTTATGGTATGCGGATGAAGCAACAGGAACAGAAGATGCAGCTATTACAGGGCTTACTAACCAAGTACAAATGTGTGATAGTGGTGATCTAGCATTAGGTTCAATGATATCAATACCAACACCACCAGCAGCAAATAAATATTTGTACATGGCTACAGGTGCAGCAACCGATGCTAACTACACAGCAGGAAAAATATTAATAGAATTTTTTGGCTACGAATAGGGGGATAACAGATGGCTCTTTCTAAAGCAGATGTAAACAACATAAACATTACACCAGTAGCTAGTAAAGCTATTAAATGGAATTCTGCTGCTGATGGTTTTGAAGCTGGGGCTCTTGGTGGTAGTATGGTTTTACTATCCACACTAACTGCGTCTAGTTCTGCTACACTTTCTTTTACAAGTAGTATAGACTCTACGTATAATAGTTATTTGTTTAAGTTTATTCATATTCATGCTGCAACTGAAGGCGCACACTTTACAGTAAACTTTAGAGATGGTGGTTCAGCTTTTGACGCAACTAAAACAACATCTGTGTTTAGTACTTACCATGATGAAGCTGGTAATAATGATCCATTAGGTTATAAAACAAGTAGACATTTAGCAAACGGTACAGGAACAGCAGATTTAGCACCAGATTTAGGTAATGATAACGATCAAGCAACTTCTGGAGAATTTTTATTATTTAATCCTAGTTCTACAACTTTTGTAAAACATTTTACGGCAAGATCTTCTGTTGGTCATGTACAACCATCATCTATGGATTTTTTAACTACTGGTTATTGTAATGTAACCGCTGCTATTGATGGCGTACAATTCAAAATGGATAGTGGCAACATAGATGCAGGTGTAATTAAGATGTATGGAATAACATAATGGCAATATCTAAATTTAACTATAATAGTTTTAACATTACACCAGTAGCTAGTAAAGTTTTAGGATTTAATGCGAATGCTGATGGATTTACTACGGCAAGCGGTAGTTCAATGATTTTAATTAAAACTTTAACAGCGTCTTCTTCTGGAACTTTGTCTTTTGTAAATGGGAGTTCGGATGTCGTATTAGATGATACTTACCCTGTTTATAAATTTGAGTTTATTAATATGCACCCACAGACTAATGATAAGGGACTTCAAGTTAATGTAAGTATAGATACTGGTAGTAATTATAATGTAGCTAAAACAACTACATTTTTTAGAGCCTATCACTATGAACATGGTAATGAAGGTGGCCTAGCTTATCAAACTGGACATGATCTTGCACAAGGAACTGGATTTCAAGATTTTACAGAAGGTGGTATCTCAAATGATAATGATTGCTCTTTAAGTGGAGAATTTTTTTTATTTTCACCATCTAACACAACGTTTGTTAAACATTTTATGGGTAAATTTAATTTAATAAAATCTGCTGCAGGTGGAGTAAGTATAAATTCTTTTGTGGCAGGATATGCAAATACTACATCTGCTGTAGATGCTGTGCAATTTAAAATGAATGCGGGTAATATAGATGCAGGAAAAATTAAACTCTACGGGATATCGGATTAACAATGGCAATATCTAAATTAAATTTTAACAGTTTAAATGTAACACCAACCGCAAGTAAAGGTATTGGTTTTGATTCAGGAGCCGATGATCTTGAAGCAAGTTTCAGTGGTGGCTCTATGCAATTTATTAAAAAGTTAACAGCGTCTTCTTCTGCAACTTTAGATTTTGTTCATGGTAGTGGTGGTGTTGATTTTTCTACACATAAAGAGTATGTATTTATTTTTAATAATTTACATCCGCAAACAGACGATCAAATATTTACGTTTCAAGGAAGTATAGATGCAGGTTCTAATTATAATGTAGCAATAACTTCAACAACTTTTTTTGCAAATCATAATGAAGCGGATAGTACCGCTGCTCTTGGCTATCAAGGTAATTTTGACCAAGCACAAGGAACAGGTTTTCAACAAACAAGTGGAACTACAGGTTCAGATAATGATCAATGTAATGTTGGAATATTACATTTGTTTAATCCATCTTCTACAACTTTTGTAAAACATTTTATATGTAGAACATCTATTTATTCAGCTACTAATTACGCTGTTGACGCAAATGTTGCTGGATACTTTAACACCACGTCAGATATAGACGCAATGCAATTTAAATATCAATCAGGTAACATAGACGCTGGAACTATCACCTTGTACGGAATAGTTTAATATGATAAACAATTTAAAAGGAGTAATTTAATATGGCCTATATAGGTAGTCAACCCACAGTCGGTAATTTTCAAGCTTGCGATGCAATATCTGTAAGCGCAACTGCTACATTTAACCTAGCAGTAGGTAGTGTTGCAATCAGCCCACAATCAGCTCAACACTGTTTAGTGTCATTAAATGGTGTATTACAGGCTCCAATATCTTCTTACACAATTTCAGGCAGTACAATTATATTTGCAGCAGCACTAACAACAGCTGACGTTATTGATTTTATAACTGTTATGGGAGACACTTTAGATCTAGGTCAACCATCAGATGGGACCGTTGTTCCAGCAAGTATGGGTACAACTGCTGTTACAGCTTTAACTGCTGGTACTGGTATTACAAATGGTACAAACACAATTTACAGATCAGATGTACAAAAGTTAGGAAACATTTTACACACAAGAATTTTAATTGATTTAACAGGACTAGCAAGTTCTGGTAATGGAGACATCATAGGTAAAGCAGGTACAGCAAACTCTCACATAGGACAAATTACAGCCGCTGTTAATGGTACAGTTTTAGGTGGCAAGATAACTTGTTTCGAGGCTCCCGCTGGTGGAGACCCTGACATTAATCTTTGGTATGCAGACGAAGCTACTGGTGCGGAAGATGCTGCAATAACTAGTTTAACTAATCAAGTACAAATGTGTAATAGTGGAGATCTTGCAATTGGAACTGTTGTTGGGATTCCAACACCTCCAGCTGCTAACAAATATTTATACATGGTTACTGGCGCAGCTACAAACGCAGATTATTCAGCAGGGAAAATATTAATAGAATTTTTTGGTTACGTATAGGATTGATCTATGGCTATTAGAACAGCAGTTAATAGAGCACTAACGGAAATCACAGCGTTGCCAACAGCAGCAGCTTTGGTTAATGGCAATTTAACTTTACTTACAACAGCGACAGCATCAAGTTCTGCAACACTAGATTTTACATCAAGTATAAACTCTACTTACAATAGTTATTTATTTAAGTTTATTAATATTCACCCCTCTGCTTCTTCTGAATTTTATGTAAATTTTAGAGATGGTAGTACAGCTTATGATGCAACTAAAACTACTACTTTGTTTAGAGCAGCACATAGAGAAGATGATGCTAGTGCTACACTAGCATATGATGCTGCAGATGATAAAGCACAAGGAACTGGATTTCAAGCTCTAAGTTCATCTTCTCAAATTGGTTTAGATAATGATGAATGTTTAAGTGGAGAAATGACTTTATTTGATCCATCAAGCACAACTTTTGTAAAACATTTTATAGCAAAAACAAATTATGTAAGTAATGATAGTGTTCCTAATTTTTTAAACAGTTTTACTAGTGGTTATTGTAATGTAACTGCTGCAATAGATGGGGTTCAGTTTAAAATGGGTAGTGGCAATATAGATAGTGGAACAATGAAAATGTACGGAGTGGGGCCGAAACAATAATGCCAATTATTAAAGGTTTAGATAAATTAGTTAAATACAATGATAGATCAATTAAAGATCTAACAACTACCCCTACAGCAGCTGGAGGTGGAGGCGCAGGTGCGTTAGTTCATATTAAAACTTTAACTGCTAGTGGAGATAGTACATTATCTTTTGTAAATGGAACTGATGGTGTTGTATTAGATGATACTTACCCTATTTATAAGTTTGAGTTTATTAATATTCATCCATCAGGTTCTGGTAGTGAGTTTCAAGTTGGTTTTAGAGATGGTGGAACAAATTTTGACGCTACTAACACATGTACTATATGGTATGCATATAATTTTGAAAATGATGCTGGAACAGCATTTGAGTATAATACTTCAGAAGATAATGCACAAGTTGCTGGTTTTCAAAAATTAACTGGTGCAGCTCAAATTGGTACTGACAATGATGAAAGTGCAAGTGGAGAAATGACTTTATTTAATCCAAGTTCTACAACTTTTGTAAAACATTTTATATCAAATGTAAATTATGTAAGTGATGATGCCGATCCTCACTTTGTTAGCAATTATGTTGCTGGATATTGTAATGTTACTGCTGCTATTGATGCTGTACAATTCAAATTAGATACAAACAATATTCAACTTGGAACAATTAAACTTTACGGAATATCGGATTCATAATGACATTACCTTCAAATAAACTTATAACAATAAATGACCGAGGAGCTAGAGCAGCTACTACCTTTGGATCATTATCAGCGGGTGGAGCTAACATGGTTTTTATTAAAAAGTTAACAGCTAGTGCAGATGCTAATTTAACTTTTGTTAATGGGGCATCAAGTGTAGTATTAGATTCTACCTACAAAGAATATTTATTTACTTTTAAAGACATACACCCAGCAACAGATGATTCTAAATTATTTGTAAATTTTAGAGATGGTAGTACAGCTTATGATGCACCTAAAACTACAACATTTTTTAGAGCACAACACAGAGAAAATGGAACCAATGGAAATTTAAGCTACAGAACAGATGATGATTTAGCACAAAGCACAGCAGCACAAGCTTTAACTATGGATATAGGAAATGCAAATGACGAAAGTGCAAGTGGTAGTCTTACGTTATTTAATCCATCGGACACAACATTTGTAAAACACTTCATGTCAAATTCAAATTGTGTTTATAGTGGAGATTATTCAATGCAAAGTTTCGCTGCAGGTTATTGCAATGTAACAGCTGCAATTGATGCGGTACAATTTACCATGGAAAGTGGCAATATAGACGCTGGAGATATTTGCCTTTACGGAATACTATAAACATGTTAATTAAACACAAAGGAGAAAACTATGCCAAGATATCACAACATTAACGGTAACAGAGTACAATTTACAGCAGCTGAAGAGACAGCTAGAGACAATGAGGAAACAGCTTATACTAATGCTGCTCCTGCTAGAGCTTTAGCGGATTTAAGATCTAAAAGAGATGGTCTTTTAAAAGCGTATGATTGGGAAATTGTATCAGAACTTGAACAAGGTAATGCTATATCAGACGATATGAGAACTTACAGACAAGCTCTTCGAGATTTACCAGCTGGTAAAGATACTGTTGCTAAATGTACAGACGCTACGTGGCCAACTAAACCATAGTAGAGCATAGGATCACACTATGTTACAAAAAGTTAATTTCCAACCAGGATTTAATAAACAAGTTACATCAACTGGTGGCGAAGGCCAATGGGTTAATGGTGATAATGTTAGATTTAGATACGGTACACCTGAAAAAATAGGAGGTTGGGCTCAATTAGGTTCAGTAGATATTACGGGACGTAACACAGCGCTACACCATTTTGTAAATGCTAGTGGTATTAAATACGCGGCCCTTGGAACAAACAGGATATTGTATGCTTATTCAGGTGGTATTTTTTATGACATCCATCCAATTAAAGCTACAACAACTTTAACATCTGCCTTTTCTACAACTAACGGATCAGCAACTGTAACATTAACTTTTTCATCAGCACACAATGCAAACAAAGGGGATATTATTTTATTAGATAATTTTACCTCTATAACAAATTCTAATTTTAACTCAGCCAATTTTGACGACAACAAATTTCAAGTTACAAGTGTACCAACAACTACTACACTAACTGTAACAATGGCCTCTAATGAATCAGGATCAGGTGCAAGTACATCTGGAGGTATTAGAGTAAAACTTTATTATTCAGTTGGACCAGCAGTAGAAGTTGCATCAACCGGTTGGGGCCTTGGATCATGGGGCGGTGTACAACAAGGACAATTTACATCAACACTTGCATCAGGAATAAATACATCAGTTACAAGTTTAACATTAGCAAGTTCATCTTCTTTTTCATCATCGGGTACAGTACAGATTGGTTCTGAATTAATTACTTATACTGGAAACAGCAACAATGTACTATCAGGTTTAACTAGAGGAGCTTTAGGTACAACAGCAGCTTCACATTCTAGTGGCGCAACGGTAACAGACGCATCAAGTTTTTTTGCATGGAACGCTGCAGCTTCTGGTGACGTTGTAACAGCACCTGGACTATGGTCCTTAGATAATTTTGGTAACAAACTTATTGCAACTATATCAGGTGGAGAAACATTTGAATGGGATTCAGATCCTATAACAGCAAACAACACAAGAGCAACTTTACTTCCTAATGCTCCAACATCATCAGCTTTTAGTTTAGTATCTACACCCGATAGACACTTAATATTTTTTGGAACAGAAACTACAATTGGAACTAAATCATCAAGAGATGAAATGTTTATTAGATTTTCTGATCAAGAAAATATTGAC